AGCTTTAATACCTGTATTTCTTAAAGATACATTTTCATCATTTACTAATTCTAAGAATAAACCAGGATTTCTTTTAGCGTATAATAGTAAATCTCTTTTTAATTCCTTAGAACTCATCTCTGATACCCTAGATCCAATCTCTACGCGCATAACAGCTTCAGCTAGATCAATATCTAAATCTCTAGCTATCATTAACGCTTCAATTTCCATTTCAATGTAATCTAATTGATCAGCCGCGACTTCAGCAGGCTTGTTTTCAAAGTACATTACATCTCTATCTGGGTGATGTAAAGATAAAAACTTTTGTAATACCGTTTTTTCTTTTGGTACAAACAAAGCTCCGTTTCTAAATATGATGTGAGATAATCTTTGATCACCTTTCATTTCATCAACAAAAACTGTTCTTTGGTTTTCACAATACTTTAACTCTCTTTCAAAACCTTTGCTTTCGTCAAAGAAAAATATATTAGCAGATCTGATCATCCTTGATAAAGGCTTTTTATTGCCTTTTAAATAGTACAATCTATCTTTGATCTCCCAATCGTTCTTAGGAGTTTCTACTTTTTTTTCTGCAACTGCTGTTTCAATAATAACTTGTTGCATTTCATTTGTAGCTTTCATTTCAGGCGCTACATTAGCCTTTGTTGTTTGCTTTTTAGCCATGATATAATATAATAATAATTAATAAAAAAACTACCCCACCCGAAGGCAGGGTAGCTTAAAAAAAGTATTTCTACTTCATTAACATAAAGTTGTTAGCACCTTGAGTAACTAAACATCTTTCTGTTAAAAAGTGGATTTGCATTGCATCTAAAGCAGATGTAGCAGCTCCAACAGAACCAGTAACCCAAGTTTTCATTCTTCGGTCGTCAGTTTGAGAAGCACGGTAACGTACGTGTAAGAACGGACGCTTCATGTTTTTCCCTAACATTTGGTCATATACAGAAGATACACCAGCAGGTACAATCACCCCTCTAATTGCAGCAGAAGTAGCAGCAGAGTTGATACCGCCTCTAGTTCCTTTGTCGTTTAGGTATTTCATGTCAGACTTGTAGAAGTCGTAAGATCCTCTACGGAATCCAGAAAAACCTAAGTTTAATGCCATGTCTTCAGAGTTGTCGAATACTCCGTAAGAAGTACCACCAGCACCGTAAGAATTCATAGAAGCTAGCATGTCATCCATTGCTAAGCTAGTAGCTCTGTTCACGAACATCATGTTTTCTTCAATAGCACCTTGGTTGTCAAACTCTGCTAAAATAGCGTCAAATTCAGCTAAGTCAGTAGCAGCGTTAACACCAGTAACACCAGAAGTTACATTACCTCTATCTTCGATAGCAGCAAATAAACCTTCAGTACCAACAGAAGCATCACTAGGAGCACCTAAACTAGCATCAACAACAGTTGAGTTAGAACCTTTAACGCTTTCAAGCATTGCCATTTCTAAATAGTCAGTGAAACGTGATCTTGTATCAGCTTCAGCTTTTAAGTACCATAAGTAACCGTTTTGTCCAGCTTCACCTGAAACTTCAACCCAACCAATACGAGATGCATCAGATCCTGATACTTCGTAGTAATCTTTCATAATAATCGGCTTATTAGAGAAAGACTTGAAAGTTGGCTCGTTAGCAGTTCTTGAAGTAGATGCAGCAAAGTTTCCATCGTTGTAAGATGTACCTTTAGCAAATTCAGAGCCAATAACTAATAAAGTAGAAGCGCTTGCGCCAGTAGCGTGACCAGTTAAGTCAGCTTTGTCATAAGGTTCAACTTGAATAACAGCTGTGTCAGCGTCAACAACTAAACATTGTGTAACGATACCAGCAGAAGCAATAAGTACAACGTCGTTAGTTCTAACACCGTGATCAGCAACAGTAAATCCGTCACCAGAAATGTTTCCGTCAATGTCAGATATAACTGTAAAGGTACCGTTAGTAGAACCAGCTGTAATAACTGTTCCTTTTAAAGCTATGTGTAATCTAGACTGCTCAGACCAAACAACTTGGTCAGAAGTCATAGCTTCTTCAGCCCCTACTTGAGATAAGAAACCTGAAATTGTTCTGTTTCCGAACACTTCAGCCTCTTGTTCCATAAGGTCTGGTAAATATTGTTGCGCCCACGTTGTGTCCGTGCCGCCTGTAAAATCTAAGTAATTTGAAGATAACGTTTGCTTTTGAGCAGTTGGTACGCTATTCAAATTAGTTCCTGGAGTTAATGCCATGATTAATTTGTTTTAAATTGTTAAAATTATCGTTTTTTAATCTTAAACTTAAAATCAGAAGAATTTTCGCCTAAAACTTTTACTTTCATACCACCACCTTCAAACGTCTTGTGAGTTTGTCGTGGGGCCATGTTAACGTTTTTTGCCTTGCTAATACTGTCCTTGACAGCGTCAGCCTTGCCTTGTTCATAAAAGTGTTGTGCAATAGTATCTGCGTTCATCGCTGTAAATAAAGATTTGTGATAACCCTTAGCGTCTGACATTGTGTTATCCTCTGCCAAAAACTTTTTGACAAAATTGTTAATGTCGCTTTGAGTACTCTTAACCTCTTTAGCGTTTTTTACATTGAACCTATACTTTTTGTCTCCGACGTTGTATTCAAAACCTTTGAATTTGTCATTAAAAACCTGATCGGTTTTATTGTTAAACTTAAGTTTAGCTTCTGATGCTACTTTTTCATTCTGCTCCGATTCCTTGTTATATCGGTTAAAGAAGTTCATAGCTTTTTGAGCTTCAGGCGTTAACCTTGACCCAGCTTTCACTTCTTCGTAATATTTAGACTTTTGCCCGTCTAAGTAGGCCTTCGCGCTGGCAACTTGCTCTTTAAGCGCTAGTTTTTTTCTTCTAACATCTCTTTCTTCGTCTAGCTCTTCATCATAGTTAAACGAGTCTTCAATTAGAAACTCTATTTCTTCTGCATCTAAATGCGGTTTTGTTTTTTTATAATACTCTGTTAAAGCAGTCATGTTGTCTAGCTCAGAATAATCTTTATTAAGATTAACATAGTCTTCTAACGTTCCACCAGTCTCATCCATAAAGTCAACTAACTTTTGAACGTTTTCTGGCAATGCTTTTCCTGTAGCTTCAGATTCTGCTATAGCTTCTTCAACAGCAATTTCTGTTTCTGCTATCTCTTCTTCAGTGACTTCTTCTAAAGCGCTTTCAGATACTTCTACTTCTGGTTCAACTTCAAGCTCTGGTTGTTCTTCTACTACTTCAACAACAGGCTCTTCAGCGTTGTCTTCAACTTCATCAACTTGTTCTTGTTCAACAACAGGAGTTGACATGTCTATTTTGATTACCGAATCGTCTCCGGCAGACTCAAACTTAGAATCATCAACAATCGGCTTTTCAATTTCTTGTACCTCTTGAGTGTCTTGTGTTTCTTGCGTAACTTCTTCAGCTACTTTTTCATTTTCTTCCATAATATAAAATATAAATTAGTAATTATCTAGGCTCAAAACCACCTAGGTTAAATCCACCAAGTATATCATTACCTGCTGATTCAAACTTTTTAGGTGGTGTACCTTGCTTTCTTTGGTCTATAAGCTCACTTTGCTGTGAAGCTTGTATTTTGGTTCTTTCGTCTTTTCTATTTTCTTTAGATTCTTCTCTGGAATTAAGTATGTCAGTTTCCATTTGCTTAAGCTGCATGTTCATTTGAAATTCTAACTCCATTAAAGATTTTTTAAGAACAGCGTCAGCTTGGTTCTCTTGCATTCTAAGTTGAGACTTTGTTTGCTCTAGCTGTGCATTCATTTGAGTTATAGCTTGCGTTTTTTGAACTTCTGCTTGTGCGGCAACTTGTTGCGCCTGTGCGTTAGCTTGTGCTTGCGCTTGAATATTCTGTTGTTGCATTGCTTGGTCTCTATTCAACTTCTTAGCTCTTCTAATCTTTAACATTTGATTAGCTAGCTTAATATTTTTTATTTCTCTAAGATCAATAGCGTCTTCTAAGTCTATGTTTTGTTGAGACAAGGCTACTTGTATATTGTTTTCTAGTATAGCTTTTTGCTCTTCATCAGGAGCTAGATCTATAAAAATACCAAAGTCATATAAGTGTAGCTCAGACATTTCTTCTAAAGTGGCAACGTTATGAGCACCTATAGCTTGTATGAAAGCATCTTTAGTTGGAGAGTACTCTATTACGTCAGATATTCTAAGAGACAAAGCTTCGCAAGTTTCAGCTGTTAAAAATAATCCAGCTTGTAATATATGTCTTGTGGCAGTGTTGCTATTTGCAGCTGCTAGCTTTTGAACTCCTACTAAAGCGTTTTTATCTGGCATACTACCATCTCTAGCTTCATTTAGACCAGTCGTATCACGTATCATCTGTAAATAGTAGTTGTAGTTAGCTATCAAGCTTTGAAGTTTACCGCCTCCACTACCACTTGTTATTTCTTGTATTGGTATTCTACCAGGATTCATGTCTCCGTCGGCCGTCATAGATCTACCAATAACAGAACCTGTTTGAAAGAACATGTTTAAAGCTTCTTGAGGATTATAGTTTGTTCCATTACCTAAGTCAACTTCAGCTAAACCATCAGCGTCAAGATAAACTCCATCTGGAACCATCCTAGACATAACCTGCTGTATTTTTAAGTGAGTCAATTGTATCATATCTGCAAAACCAGTAATACGACTAACTAAAGACTCAACTTTACCTTTGTATATTCTAGGCGCTACGATAGAATAATTCATTTTAACCTTAGTGTAATCACTTTTAGGTCTCATCATATTCTTAGACATTTCCCACTGTATAAGCTTATCACACCCAATTATGTAAGCTCCTTCGTAAAGACACTCGATAGACTTTTGCATTTTTTGAAAACCACCTTCCATATTCTCAGGCGGATTAAAACTGTCGTCTTTTGGTATTGCTTTTTCACCACCAGTGCTAGTTTCTTTAACCTTGTAAACATCATTCATATATGTTTTAAAGTTAAAGTATAGTATCTGAACCGTATTGTTATCTTGCTCTTTGTAAGACTCAAAAGCAGCTCTATGTCCTCCGCTTTTAGAAGCTATTTCTTCAATTTCTTCTTGATCCAAATGTGGGAATTGCTTTACTAACTCATTAATTGGTATGCTTTTTACTTCACCAACATAATATATATCTTCAAAATAAGGAGAGTCTGTGTGGGAATAAACTAAATCAGCTGGATCAACGTAATCAATAGTAACTCCTTCTGATGTGTTGAAGTTAGTTTTTACTGCACCAATACCTAGCACAGCTAAATCGTAGTAAAATCTTTTCTTAGTGTTTTCGTATTTATTTCCTTCTAGTAAAACATTTAAAGCTTGTTCTTCTGCCAGCTCAATAGCTTGCTTATATGTTAACTGCATGTGAAGAGCTAATTCTTCTTCATCGCCAGGTAGACTAGCTGGATCGTTGTTGTATAGATTTACGCCTAATTCATTTTTAGCAAAATCATTTAGCTCTTTAGATCTCATATCAGCTAAAATAGACTCCATGTATTCTGTTCTCTTCTGAACACCATTAGGATCTTGAGAGTAAGCTTTTACATCGTAAGTTCTTTCTGCAATACCATTTACTACAATATCAACAAACTTGGGAATAATAGGTACTGGTTTCCAATCTAAGTTTAGATAAGATAAATCACCGTTGATCGAAAGTTCATCTTTGTATTTTTCTATTGATTGCTCACCTCTAGCGTATAGTCTAAGCTTGTGAAAGTCACTTTGATTACCACTATACCTATTTGTTCTGCCCTGGTTTCTTGTTCTAGCATCTCCGTTTGAAGTGCCATACCACTCAGCTTCTATAGCTTTAGCTACTTTTAAACCATAATCAAAACTAATCTTTTCAAGATCACTTACAGCTTGACTTGGAAAATAATTACTAACTACACCTGTAT